TAATCGCCGCCCTAGATTTAGATTTTTTTGACCCTATAACTATTACTACAAACCAACCGGGCTCATCTACTTTAACTAAGACTTTACAGGTGTTTGGCGTAGCTATGGCAATTACGCCTAACAGCTGGAAAACGACACTAACCACACTAGAGCCGATAATAGACGGCTTTATACTAGACTCAAGCCTATACGGGGTGCTAGACACCGGCGTATTGGCCTATTAGGGGGAACAATGGCAGCGGGCTTAGGATTTAAAACCTTTACTACAGGTGAGGTTTTAACAGCCGCGGACGTAAACGGCTATTTAATGCAAGGCGTATTAGTTTTTGCTACAGAGGCAGCGCGTAACAGCGCCATTACCTCACCGCAAGAAGGCCAGTTTGCATTTACTAAAGATACTAACAGCCTATGGTATTACTCTGGTAGCGCTTGGGTAGCTAGCGGCGCAACAGGTGATATAGAGGGCGTAACTGCCGGCGTAGGTATTAGCGGCGGTGGCACTAGCGGCACAGTAACTATTACTAACTCTATGGCAACTGCTATAGATGCTAAAGGCGATTTAGTTGCTGGAACGGGTGCAGATACTTTTACGCGCTTAGGTGTAGGTGCTAATAATACAGTTTTAACAGCTGATAGTGCAGAGGCAACAGGTCTAAAATGGGCTACGCCTGCAAGTGGTGGTGGTATGACTTCTTTGGTATCTGCTAATTTGCCTACTAACACTAATACAGTAACTTTAAGTACTATATCTGCTGATTATATTGATTTAGTTTTATATGTTAGGGATTTTTATTTTGCAGCAGATGATTATTTGTGCCTAAGAGTAAATGGCGCAACTGGTGCTACTGATTATGGATTTATAAATATAAATCAAAGTGCAGAAAACACAGCGGCAATAGGTTGCGACGGCCTTAGAGATAGATTATTTTTTACAGGTGATGACGGCAACGAAAGCGCTGATAGAAATGCTTTTGCTATGTTGCAAATACCAGACTATGCAAACACATCACATATTAAAGCATTATATTTGCGTTCAGTAGTTAGAGATCAAACTAACACCTACAATACGCAAGCTATGTCTTGGGGAAATTATAACAGCGCTTCCGCTATTTCAAGCATTACTTTATTTACACAAAATGGCAACAACTTTTCTGGCGGTTCTTATGTTCTATATGGAGTTAAATAATGACAACAATAGTTATTCACAATACTGAAACTAACGAAATAATTGAAAGAGATATGACGTCAGAAGAATTGGCTCAACACCAAAAAGATTTGGCAAATGCCGAAGCCGAGCAAATTAAGAAGCAAGAGAAGGCAGATGCTAAGGCAGCAGCCGAGGCCAAACTTACAGCGCTAGGTTTAACGGCAGATGACTTAAAGGCGTTAGGTTTGTAACTTGCTAACAAGCTATAACGGCTGGCCTGCCAGTAAAGACCCGGCAGAAATTGGCATAAAGAGTTATCCAGTACCCGGCACTAATAGAAAGCTGAGATGCGCTGAGGCTGTAGCACCGTTATTAGTAGGTTTTGCCGCTGAGTTTCACGCGCTAATAGAGCCAATAGATGAAGGCGCTTTAGATGAGTGGGGCTACGCTTTCCGTATGGTGCGCGGCAGTACAGACCGCCTAAGTTGCCATAGCAGCGGTACAGCTATAGATCTAAACGCTACTAAACACCCGCTAGCAGCTGTAGGCACGTTTCCAGCCGATAAAGTGCCAATGCTTAGGGCGCTAGCTAAAAAGTATGGCCTAACGTGGGGCGGGGATTACCGTAACCGTAAAGATGAAATGCACTTTGAGGTAAGCGTAAATGCAAAAAAAGCCGCTAAGATAATCTCAAAGTTAGGGGTAACAAATGCCAATTAGCACACAGGTAACTATAACTACAACCGCTAGCATTATTGTATCTGCCAATTCTTACAAAAATATTTATTTACATAATTTAGGCGGTGGAGCTATTTACTTAGGCGGGTCAAACGTAACTACTAGCAACGGCTATAAGCTAGATAACGGCGATAAATTAACTCTTATTATTGGGGATACAGAGGCATTATATGGCGTTGCTGCTAGCGGTACTCATACGTTAGCGGTACTTGCACAAAAATAACTAAGGGGCATTTAGGATAAATAAATGAATAGAAAGCAACTAGAGGCAGCTGCCTATAGTTACGGGCGCGCGGCTTTAGCTAGCGTTGCAGCCTTGTACCTAGCAGGCATAACAGACCCTAAAGTATTGGCTAATGCTTTTTTAGCTGGTCTTATCGGGCCAGTATTAAAAGCTATACAGCCTAACGAGAAGCAATACGGTATAGGCGCAAAGTGACTAAGGCCCTACTAGGGGCGCTGCTCTGTATAACGCCCCTAGTGGGCTGTGGTTATGACGGGTGGGTGCGCTATCCTTGCCAGAATTATGAAAACTGGGAAAAGCCCGAGTGCAACCCGCCCCAATGCGAAGCTACAGGCGTTTGTACTAAAGACCTTATTAGGATCAACGATTAAACCGGCAAGGCGGCTAAGCCCCGAGGACATACACGCCCGCTTAATCTTTTTTATAGGCGCTGTATTAGCTGTAACTTTTTTTACTATTACCTTTGGCGCTGTTTATGCTCTGGTATTTGTAACACAGCCTGTAAATGCACAAAGCCCTAATGACCGTGACTTTATACAGTTGCTACAGACCCTAGCCATATTTTTAACGGGTGCGCTAGGCGGGGTGTTAGCTGGTAATGGGCTAAAGTCTAAGGCTGATAAAGACACAAAGAAAGACACGCCGCTAGAAAGCTAGCAATATGTCGCAGGCATAGGTCATACTTTTACTACACGCTGAGAGGGCTACTTAGCAGGTAGAGCTATCAGCCATAACAAAGGGTGAAATATGTTAGCTGATATAGCAGTAATTACATTAACAGTACTAATAGTAGGGCTATTTATGTTAGCGGCCTACCGTACGGGATACCGTGAGGGCCACGGTGACGGTTACCTAAGAGGGCGCAATATAGCTAAGGCGCTTAAAGAGGTAACTAAATGAGCTTTTTAGACGGGTATGAGGACGTAAACGCAAGAATTAAAAGAGCCCGGGCTGAGTTTCCCGGGTTACGTTTGATAGCCTACATAGAGGACATAGACCTAAAAAACGGTTATATCTTAATTAGAGCTGAGGCCTATAAAAACTATGATGATGAAAAGCCAAGCGCGGTAGATTATGCGTTAGAGGTCAGGTCAGACCGCGGCGTAAATGCTAATTTTTGGGTAGAGAATTGCGTAACCTCTGCCTACGGGCGCGTTATTGGCTTGCTTACCCCGGGCGGTGCAGGTAGACCTACAAGGCAAGATATGGAAAAGGTAGAGGCCATACAAGCGCCATTACAGACACGCGGAGCAGGCGGCGCAGTACCTACCGCGGCTGAGTCAATAAGCGCTCTAAAAGCCAAGCTAGGCGCAGAGCCAATGCCAGAGCCGCCAATATGTAAACACGGGCATAGAGTGCTAATTGAGGGCACGTCAAATAAAACTAATAAACCATACAAAGGCTATTTATGCCCCGACAAGGTAAAAGCTAATCAATGTGAGCCTGTATGGCTAAGACAGTATGGCGATAAATGGCTTAGCCCTAATGATCACGCAGAGGTTTTATTAGAGGCAGGGCGTAACCTAGACCCAATAACAGAGCGTGAGCCTGTACCAGATGAGCTATTAAGTGAGTCTGAAAGGGCCAGCCGTGCAGCCAATTAAAGAAACGCAACAAGGCCAAGACCGCCAAACTAGAGTGGCGGCGTACTTGATGTCTAAATACCCGTGGATTTTAACGCCTACGCCTAAGTTTTATTTTACGGATTACCACATAAATAAAATACAGGGTTTAGGACGTGAAAATTACATAGGCGATTTAGAGATTAAATGGGCAGATAAGCCAAGTAGTGAGCCGTACCCAATACCTTTTACAAAGGTGCAACAGATGAGCTTACTGCCTTTACATAGGGATTTACCAGACTCATACCACAGGATTTTAATTAGATATGATGACGGTTTACTAATGCTAAATGTAGAGATGTTGCGTGATTTAAGGCCAGTTATGTACACTTTCCCAGGCCAAGATGAGCTAAAAAAGCTATA